TCATTTATTATATATATATTATTATTATTTAAAAATTATTAATAATATAATACTAAATGATTCATAGCCCTTGGGTAGAAAAATATAGACCGACATCTTTTGAAGATATAGTATTAGAACCAATAAATAGAACATTGTTAAAAAATATTATAAAAACGAATAATTTTCCAAATTTATTATTTTATGGACCACCAGGAACAGGAAAAACAACAACAATTATTAATTTGATAAATGAATATCAAGAAAAATATAATCAAAAAAGCAAAGGTTTAAAAATACATTTAAATGCATCGGATGATAGAGGTATAGATATAATACGAAATCAAATAAATCAATTTGTTAATACAAAAACAATATTTGGAAAAGGTATGAAATTTGTAATATTAGATGAAGTAGATTATATGACAAAAAACGCACAACAAGCATTAAGATATTTAATACAACAATATTCAAAAGATATAAGATTTTGTTTAATATGTAATTATATAAGTAGAATAGATGTATCATTACAAAATGAATTTGTAAGATTACGATTTTGTCAATTACCAAAGAAAGATATTTACAGTTTTTTAAATAAAATAATAAAAGAAGAGAAAATAAATGTAAAAAAAGAACAAATATATGCGATTCAAGAATATTTTAAATCGGATATAAGAAGTATGATAAATTATATACAATCTAATCACGATAATGGAGGTTTGAATTCAAATATTATAAGAAATGATTATTGGAATAATTTTATAAAGAAAATAAAAAATAAAAAAATAGAAAATTTACAATTATATAAATATATAATCGATGAGAGTATTATATACAATATTCAAATAAAAACGTATATATTTAAATTTTTAAATTATATGATCCACGAGAAAAAAATTGCAAATAATAAAAAATGGATAATAATAATAAGAAATATATTACATAACAGTGATATAAATAATAAATTTTTATTAAGATATTTTATTGAAGAAATTTATTCATTAGTGCAAGAATTATAATATAATTTCATACGTTTTTCTAATTTATTTATAAATTGATTAGGTGATATATGGTGTGGATTAAAATTATTTCTTTTTAAACTATACTCATTAAGAATAGCTTTGTAGGATTTTTTTTTTGTTTTTTTATTTTTTAACATCTTATCTTCATAAGAATTGCTAAATGTTTTTACTTGAAACATTTATATAACAAAATAAAGAAAAAAAAATTGATTTAAATAATATTAATATATTTAATAAAAATGAACTTAAACGATGAACTAGATGAAGAATGGATGAATTTCAATGAAAATGGAAATTTTGAATCAAATAAAAAATCTAATACTAATGAATCAATAAATGATATAAAATGCAGTGATATTTATATATCAACCAAGACAAAGATAGGATATTTAAATTTAACAAGTATAGATTTAAATGACTTATTTTGGAAATTACCAATATTAGAATATCATATTCCAAAAAATGGAATTTTAAAAAAATCATTTAAAATAAATTGTAATAGTAAAGAAGAAGTATTAGAATTGGAAAATAAAATAAAATCAAATATAAATGTAAAAGAAACTATTATAACTCAAATAGATAATATACATAATAAAAGGCATAAATTTAAAGATATTCGAAAAATTGATATGGGATTATGTAAATCTGATTTATTAAGTTGTAGAAAAAAAAAGAAAGGGGCATTTTATAACTGCTTTGCTATAATTATGCGTATTATGTTTAAAAATGTTTTCAAAGAAGTGCATATAAAAATATTTAATACAGGTAAATTAGAAATACCAGGAATACAAGATGATAATTTATTATACAATGCTCTAGATGAATTAATAAAAATATTAAAAAATATTATGAATAATGATGATATTTATTATAAAAAAGATAAAATTGAAAATGTTTTGATTAATTCTAACTTTAACTGTGGGTATTTTATAGATCGAACAAAATTATATAATGTTTTGAAATATGATTATAAAATTCATTCATTATATGACCCGTGTTCTTATCCCGGTATTCAATGTAAATTTTACTATAATAAAATTAATGATAAAAATGATGGTATTTGTCGGTGTAATAATAAATGTTATAATATTAGTAAAAAAGATAAAAAACATATAAAAGACGCTTGTACTGAAATATCTTTTATGATTTTTCGAACAGGTAGTGTTTTAATAGTTGGTCATTGTGATGTAGATACTCTTATGATAGTATATGAATACTTAAAAAATATATTAACTACAGAGTATTTAAATATATATCAACCTGGAGTATTTGAAAAGAAAGTTAAAAATAAAGTAAATAAAATTCGAAAGAAAACAATATTATTTACTGCTTGAATATAACCAATTTATATATTTTAAAGATGTTTTTTTTGTAAAATAATCATCATTTTTAATATTTGATAATTTTTTTATTAAAAATACTTTATTTATAGGTTTTTTTATTAATTTCAATACAAAATATTTATATAATTCAATATATTTATTTATTGTTGTATATTTATTTATAATAAATTTTATAAATACATCTACTATTTCTGTATCAAATTCATATATAAAATAATTATTTATTAGTTTCTTTGATATATTTTTTATATCTTTTACATTACTTTTTATAATATCGAAATTAATTATATCATTTGTGTTTTTTAACATTATGTTTATATGTGTATTGTATACATCAGTGTATTTTTTTATTCTTATATATAATCCTTTTTCATAGTCACTTAATATTAATTTTTTTCTGAAATCATTATTTATTTCGAAAATAGTTTTTTTATATACAAATAAGGTTGCGTCCTTTGAATTTAATTGTATATAATTACTTGTTTCTTCTCCTATTTGTCCAACAAATTCAACATAATATAAATATGCTTTTTGAATATGATATATTATTAATTCAATATTTTTAGTATATATTAATAAAAAATTAAATATATGATTTATTGTATCTAATCCTCTAATTATTATAAATGAAAAATATTCACTATTTTTTGTTGATAAATTATTATAAATATAATCTATATAATTTTCTACTAGATATATGTAGGTTTCAATTACTTGATTTACTGAATCTTTTGATAATTTATCATTATAATTTTCTGTATTATAGATATTTTTTTGTGCGGCTTCCATTTATTATTTATATACACTAAAAAAATAGCTAAAAAACTATTTAAAGATTTTATTTAAAAAAATATATAAAATACAATGTCTGCTTTGTCGGCCGAACAACAAAAGAATAGTGAAGGTAGCTCAAATTATAAATTACCTACCGGAACTACCCTACAGCATTGCGCTAAACTTGCTATCGTTGAAGATAAACCAATAATGTTTGACTATTGGACCCAATCCTGTGACAAAGAAGTTCTTATTGGTGTTAGAGAAAATGAAGAAAAATTACTTGTTAAAAGCGAAGAAGAATATACTAGTCCTATTAGTAAAATCTACAAGGTTGAAGGTGAATATATTATTATTACTGAAAATTCTATTTATGTAGTTAGTGCTGATATTCCTACTAAACGTGTTTCATAAATATATTAATTAATTTTCCTTTAGTTAATATATTTTTTTTAATGTTTTATTTCGTTTTCTATACATATGTTTATTTTTTAACGTTTTTCTACCACCTTTTTTAAGTTTTCCTTTTTTTAATGTTACTGATTGATAATGATTATTATTTTTATATTCTATTACTATTGCATCACCTTTTTTAACATCCTCTATTATATCATCTAATGTCTTTTTCTTTTTACTCATTCCATTTACATATACAAGTATATCATCTGAATTAAGGTCTATAATATATATATTTTTAATTTCTAATATATTTGCTAATACCTTTGTTTCAGGAAATTGCATCCATAAATTTGATGAAATGTTATTGTTATCAGTTGATGATTGTAAATAACCTTCAAGAACACGAGTTATAATAAGGTTTAACATAAGTATATCATTATCTTCTTTTTTATATAATTTTTTTATAAGTGGCGATAAATTATTATCATAGTTTGTTTTTGTTATTTCATTACCCCATTCCGATTCTTTTTCCTTATTAAATATATTTTTAATTATCAATTCTCTTAATATATTTCCTTCTTTTGTCAAATCATTACTTTTCTTTTTAGATAATTCTTCTATTTTTACATCTTTAATTTTATTTTCATTTATTTTTTTTTGTAATTTTTCTTTTATTGTATCATTTTTAATTATTGAATATAAAATACTATTGTAACCACAATTACCATTACTTTTAATTTTGTGCGTCTCAAAATTTTTTTCAAATTTATCTTTTTTATCATCTTTTTTATCATCTTTTTTATCATCTTTTTTATTAACGATTTTTTGTTCTATTTTTTTAATTCTTTCTTTTTCATTCTTCAATTCACCTTTAATATCTTCATAGTAACTTGAAAAGAGTTGCCATTTTTTTAAAAAATCATTATCTACATTTTTTTTTGCTTCTAATTCATTTAATAATGTAAGTGCATTTATTATTTTATTATTCTTTTTTTTATTTTCATATTTTTTAGCTTCAATTGTTTTTTTTAATTCTTCTATCAAATTTTGTTGTAATTTGTTATCTTTTAATTTTTTTAAAAAATTATCATCTACTAATTCTTCTTTCTCCTCTTTATTTTCTTCTTTTGATTCTTGTTTTTTCTCTTCTTTTTGTTCATCTTTTTTTCCTTCTTTATTTTTTGATTCAGATGATGGTGCAATTTCCTCCTGTTTCTTTTTTATTTTTTTTGTATAGTTATCAATTATATTCTTAATAATATCTTTTACATTGTTAAATTTATTTTGTAATGCATCTGCTATTTTATCCCTATTTTTATTAAAAAATTTATATAAATTATTATAATTTATTAAATTTAATAAAGCTAATTTTTTATTAGATAATTTTTTACTTTCTTTATCTTCTGCGCCTTTTCCTTTACTATCGCTATTATCTGTAACTTTTTGTGTTACAAAATCATCAGTTTTAGATGCTAATGGTCCTCCTTCACGTTTGAATAGTTTTCGTACTGAATTTAATTGATTTGTACTTAAATTTAAAAAATTTATAATATCAAGTTCATTTCCCATTTTACAATCATCCATTTTTAAATCTTCCATTTTCATTTTTTCCAAATCTTCTTTTGAAGTATCATATATTTTACATTGATCTTTCACAGATGCATTGTAGTTTTTTGCATTCATTAAAGTTTCTTTTTGTTTATTGGTTATATGGCTATCATAACTAAATGGACATCCTTTCATATCACCATATTTAATTTTTGGCATAATATAATCCATATGGTCACTCTTCAAATCCACATAATGAAATACTCTTTTTTTCATCTTTTTCAATTTGCTGTTTGGATATACATTTTCTTTAATATGATTTATTAATTTTTTGTAATCTTTAAAATGTAAATCAAGCCATTTTTTGAAATTAATCATATTTTCATAATTAAATTTTAATTTATTTTTGACTCCTTTATTATATTCATCCATAGATAATCCTTTACAATTTTTATTCATTACTAATTTTAACCAATCTTTAAAATCATAACTATTTTTTCCCATTTCTTCTTTTATAGCTTTAAAGTCGCTTTTGTTTTCATCACATCTTTTATCCATTTGTTCTTTCTTTTTCTTCTTCTTTATTTTTTTTGCTTCTTTTCTTATACTTGCTTTATTATTTAATTTTTTTTTATCTTTTTTATTTTCTGCACCACCGTTTTGTTTTGAATCATCTTTTTTATCATCTTTTTTTCCTTTGGTTGCATTCTTATTAACAGGTTTAATGATCTTTATTGGTGTTCCTGTTTTTTGTGATTCAGAATCTCCGCAATAACTTTTTACATAACTGTATAAATCTGCTTTTTTCTTATCTTTCCAATTAATGCCATCTTTAGATTTTTTAGGTGCTATATTTTCGCATATTGTTACAGCAGCTGCTATGAATGCAAAAGACATTCCTTCTTGTAATAAAGTATGGTAATATTGAAAAATATCGATTTTATTTTCAGGATTATTTTTAAATGGTGCAAAAAAGTTACATATAAATCCATAATTTTCTTCTAATTCATAAAAAAATTTTTTAATTATACCAAAATTTGTTACATCAAAATAAGACATTTTTTTATCTTTGGTTGTTAGATAGTTAACAACTTTATCAACTTCCATATTTTTTATTTGATTATCCCATTTTTTTTGATCTACTTTGTGAACAAAATATATTGGATTTTCTCCATCACCTTTTTTTTCATCTTTTTTAGTAGCTCCACCATTTTGTTTTGAATCATCGTTTTTATCTTTTTTATCTTTTTTATCTTTTTCATTTTCTTTTAAAGAAAATGTTTTTTCATTAACTATAGTTTTATCAATTTCTTGTCTACCTAATCCTAATACACGATGAAAAAAATGACCATCTGATACCTTTTTTTGTAATTTATCTATTTTTTTATATTCTATCTCATTATATGTATTTTGCCAACTTTCATATAGAATTATGAAATAATATAAGATAGTGCAATATATGGTATTATAGTTAGTAGAATTTTTCCATAAAGAAATATATTTATTATAACCTATTTTTTTTTCTAATATATCATAATATAACATAGTTATCGGTATAGAACTTTTGCTTTTTAGTGTTGCTTCTGGTGTCGTTTTTATTTTTTCCATAAATTTTTTATCTTTAAGAATAGCATCTTGGCGAAAAATACTATCATATGGTAATTGACCGGGAACTCTGTATTGAAATTGCATTAAAAACATACACATATCTATTAAATATTTATGACTATCATAATATAATCTCCATTGTTCTGGATTTTCTAATTTGGGTCTCCAATTTTTCATAGCTTCTGTTTGTGATTTTAATATTTGTCTATAAAATTGTAAATCTGAAGATAAAACATAATATTGATATAATATTTTTAATTGAAAAGCATCTATTTTAACTTTTTTTTTAACAGATGTTTGCAAATATTTTTTTAATTCTTCAAATCGTTTTTTTTTGATTGCTACAGGTAATGTTGATTGATCTTCAGTTAATTTTCTATTACCAAATACATAAGGTATAACATTATTTTTATTATGTTCATAATTTTTCTTGAATACATTAAATTCCTTTTTTTCAATTTTTAAGGAATTAAAAATAGGATAATCAGTATAATGATATCTATGATTAAATTCTTGAATACTTCCTATAAAATTATTATTTCGATCGCCTGTATCTATTCTTAACATAACAGGATTTGGTAATTCATACTTTATGTCTTTTGGAACCTTAATTTCTTTTTGTGCCAAAATCTTATCATCCCTAGTTTTTGTATTTATATCTCGTCTAGTCTTTTTACCTATGAATCTGGCTTGAATTTTAGTAGCTGCTTCATTTTGTTTTTTTTGCTTTATTCCTTCTTTAACTATTTTACGAGCTTGTTTCCCACGTTGAATTTTTTGGATTTTAACAGCTGCTTCATTTTGTTTTCTTTTTTCTTTAACTCTTTTTCTTTCTTTAATACCTCTGAACCTGGATTGAATTTTAACAACTTTCGCTTCTTTGATTTCTTTCTGGATTTGTTCCTTCTTTTTATTCAGCCCCGTCTCCACTCCTTCCAAAGCTTTTAATTTTGTTTCTTGTACATCTATTTCTTGTTTGGATTTTTTGGCGTTTTTCATATTCTGTAACTCTGCTATGGCTTGTTCAACATCACTCTTATTTTCTCCAATTTTTTGTTCTATTTTTTTTAATTCAGTTTCCAAATCTTTTATTTTTGTTGACATATTTAAGATATATAAAGTATAGATTTAATATTTAAAATAAAATAATTATTATATTAATGTCAGAATTGGATTTAAATATACATAACTATGATTTAAGAGATTTATTAAATCTATTTAAATTACCAGTAAATTTTGATGGAGATGATTTGAAGAGCGCTAAATTAATGATGTTAAAAACACATCCAGATAAAAGTAATTTAGACAAAAAATATTTTTTATTTTTTCAAAAAGCCTATAATAAAGTGAAACAAGTATATGAATTTAGAAGTAAAAGGAAAAGAGATATGAGAAATGTAACCTATGATAAAAATACAAATGATATAACAAATGAAGGAAATAAAGAATTATTAAAGAAATTTAATGGTCAGAAAGCGAGTGTATTTAATAAACAATTTAATGAATTATTTGAAAAAACAAGGATAAAAGATGGGGCGAATGATACCGGATACGGAGAATGGTATAAAAATGAAGATGAAGAAACACAAGAGAAAGCAAGATCGACGTCAGATTTTGAAAATATATTTGAAAAAAGAAAGAAAATAACAAGAGAATTAATAGTTCATGAAGGAGTAAGAGAAATGTGCAATGGAGGAGGTTATTCATTGGATAGAGATAGACCGAATGAATATAGTAGTGATATATTTAGTAAATTGAAATATGAAGATTTAAAAAAAGCACATACGGAAACAGTAGTACCCGTAACAAGAGAAGATTATGAAAGAATGCCAAAATATAATAATTATAAAGATATGATGAATGTAAGAAAGAATCAGGATACAACACCAGTATCTTTACAACAAGCAAATAGTTATTTAAATAATAGAAGAAATAATGAAACAAGAAGAGCAACAGAAACAGCATATAAATTAGTTCAACAAGATGAAGAGGTAGAGGAGATGACAAAAAAATGGTGGGGATATTTACGTCAATTGAAGAATTAGGTAAAAAAAAATAACAATATTAATATATATGAGAATTGAAGGATATATAGGAATATTTGCAGTAATAGCAGTAGTAAGTATATTATATGAAAGATATAATAAGAAATTTGGAGAAGACGACGAGTTGAGAGAATTTCATCTAGTTAGAAAACATTTATTGAATGATAATACAGTATTAAAAGGCAAACCAATAATATGGGTTCATACTGATTATAAGGTAAATTCAAGAAAATGGTTAGATTTTAAATCAAGAAATACAAAAGATTTAAATCAAAAATATGTAGAAATGTGTGTAGAAAGTATAGTAAAATGGAGTGGAGAAAGTAGTAATGTATGTATAATAAATGATGATTCATTTAAAACATTGATACCTGGATGGACAGTAGATTTTAATTTATTATCCGATCCTATAAAATCACATATGAGACATTTAGCAATGGCAAAAGTATTGTATTATTATGGAGGAATGTTGTTACCAAATAGTGTATTATTATTAAGAGATATAATGCCAATGTATAAACAAATGATAGGATATAAATCAATGTTTGTATCAGAAATGGTATCGAAAAATATAACATCAACAAGGTCAAGATTTTATCCAAGTAATAAAATAATGGGATGTATAAAGAATTGTAGTTTTATGGATAAATATGTAAAGAAATTGGAATTGTTGATATCAGGAGATAACACACATCAAATGGATTTTACAGGTGAAATGGATAGATATTTATATGAAATGGTAAAACAAGGAAAAATACAATTAGTAGATGGTAAATTATTAGGAATGAAAACAAAAGATAGGGAAGTAATATTAGTGGATGATTTAATGAATTCAAGTTATGTAGAATTTGATAGGGATATATATGGAATATACATACCAAAAGAAGATATACTAAATAGAACAAAATATAGTTGGTTTGCAAGATTAGATAGAAATCAAGTATATAATGCAAATACTATAGTATCAAAGTATATGGTAATTAGTCATGGTAAATAAAATATTTAATTTCATAAGTAGATTTAGAATAAACTATTTTTGAAGTGTATGGAATATGTATAAATTTACAAATTTGTCTTAAAACAGTAATAAAATTTTTATAAGAAATATTTCTTTCTAAATAAAATAATTTTGATTTAAAGTAGTATGGTTTAAGCAAATCATAAAAATTTTGAAAATGATTATCATCTTTTTTAAGATTTATTAATTTATATGTTTCTTTTGTAAAAATATAGTATTCATTGGTTTTAGTGCAAAATTTCTCCAAAAAATCAAAAAGAATATTTTTTGGAATAGTTTTTTGAAATATTTGACTCATTAATATAATATTATAAAAGATTAATTAAATCATCAGTAAATAAAACTAATTCTAGTTCATTTTCATGTAAAGTATGAAAAATTGAGATGTATTTGCATATTATTTTAATAATTTTATATTTAAGTTTTTCATCAATAAAAGTAGTAGTTTTAATAAAAATAAAATAATTATCTAAAATATCCATAACAGAGTAACCTTTATTAAATATAGTAAAAATAATATCAATAGCTTTGTTAATATCTTTATCATTTAACCAATATTCTGTAAATTTTTCAAATTCATAAAAACTAATATTAGTGCAAATTTTTTTTACCTTACTGCTAGTAATATTTTCATCTAATAATTTAAATTTTTCCAAATAATTAATTAATTGTCTAATAGAATTATTACATATATTTAATATTAAACGTTGTGCCGAAGGTTGAATAGTAATATTTTCAGCATTTTTAATTTTTTCAAATATTTTATTTAATGATTTTTTATCCATAGAATTAATTTTAATAATACTACATCTAGATTGAACTGAATCAATAACCTTTTGAATGTTAATACAACTAGATAAAAAATGAACATTATGACTATATTTATCGATACAATTACGAAAAACTTGTTGACTTTGTTCATTAATTAAATCAATATCATCAAGAATAATAAATTTTTTTTTACCTGGTATGTTACTTCGAGTTTGACTAAAAATTTTAACTTCATTTCTATAATATTGAATACCTTGATCTTTAAGATTGTTAATAACAAGAACATTATTATAGGGAATAGTATCTGAATTATAGTATTCTCTTATAGTTGCTTCAATAATAGAAGTTTTACCAGAACCACTATTTCCTATTAATAATATATTTAAATTATCCATTTCTAAAAGAGTATTTAATAATTTAACATAATCTTTATCAATAATAAATTCATTATAAAATTTAGGTTGATATTTTTTTAAAAAAGGTACATTCATTAATATAATTATAAGTTAAATAGTATTTAAGTTAATCTATATATAATTATACATATGGATTATTATAAAGTATTAAATGTAAATGAAAAAGCAACAAAAGAAGAAATAAAAAAAGCATATAGAAGATTATCTTTACAATATCATCCTGATAAACCAACAGGCGATTCGGAGAAATTTAAACAGATAAATGAAGCATATCAAACATTGGGAAATGAAAATAAAAGAAAACAATATGATATGTCAAAAAATCTACCAGAGGGATTTAATAATATATTTACAGGAAATGCAGGTGCGGGTGGTCCTATGCCTGATATATTAAAAATGTTTTTCGGCGGAGGTATACCAGGAATGCCAGGTATGGAAGAAATGGGAGGAATTCCTATACATAGAATGAATAGTAGTATGAATATGGAAGGAAATCCTCATATATTTTTTTCTTCATTTCCAATGGGAAGAAATGAAAATATGAATAAAAGATTTAATAGACCACCAGAACCAATTATAAAAACAGTTCATATTTCATTAAAACAAGCTTATACTGGAATAAATTATCCAATAGAAATAGAACGATTCATATATAAATTAGATACCAAAACAATAGAAAATGAAAGATTATATATAAATATACCAAAAGGAGTTGATAATAATGAGTGTATATTTTTAAAAGGTAAAGGAAATATAGATATCGAAAATAGAAAAGGTGATGTAAAAATATTTATAAAAATAGAAAATGATACTATTTTTAAACGAGATGGATTAAATTTAATCTATAATCAAACAATTACATTGAAAGAAGCATTGGTTGGATTCAATTTTCAATTAGATCATATAAATGGAAAATGTTATACAATAACAGCAGGGGGTGTAAATGTAATTAAACCTGGTAGTGAAACTGTTATAAAAAAAATGGGATTTCAGAGAGAAAATATTGTAGGTGATGTAATTATTAAATTCAATGTTATTTTTCCAAGAAGTTTAAATGAAGAACAAAAATCAAAAATAAAAGATATATTATAAATTAATTAATAAAACATAATAAAATAATTATGTTATATTAATACAACATGTGTGGTATATTTGCAATATATTCTGAAAAAAATACAAACGATAATTTAGTTGAACTTATAAATGGTATGATAAATTTACAACATAGAGGAAAGGATGGTTATGGATTTTCTATATATAGTTCTGATAACGTAATTTCTACTACAAAAAATCAAGGTGAAATTGATATAAATTTAAAAAATATAGAAAAAAAATGTAAAAGTTGTGTTGGACATATGAGATACTCTACTTCAGGATTATCTATAAAATCTGGAAAAACACAATACAATGAAATTCAACCTTTAATTGGAAAAAAAAATAATATAAATTATGTTTTATGTCATAATGGTAACATACCTAATATTAAAAAACACGATACTACATATATTAATGAAAAAATAATGAATAACAATAATTCTATTGAAAATAATCTAATAAATATAATGAATGAAATACCTGCTGCATTTTCAATTGTAATACTTATAAATAATAATTTATATATAATGAGAGATAGATATGGTATTCGCCCATTATGTATAGGTGAAAAAAATAACAATTATTATGTTAGTAGTGAAAGCGTCGGTTTTAATAATAATATAAATTACGTAAGAGATGTAAAACCAGGTGAAATAATTAAAATTAATGAAAATGGAATAAATACATTATATGTACATCCAGATGCAAAACTAGGATTATGTTTATTTGAAATATTATATTTTTTAAATGAAAATAGTTTTACTGATGGTTTGTATATTAAAAATATAAGAAAACATCTTGGTAAATTAATTGCTATAAAAGATAAAAATTATTTTTCTAAAAATGATTATACTGTAGTTGGAATACCTTTAACTGGAATATGTTCTGGTAAATCATATGCAAAACATATGAATTTTAATTATAAACAATTAATCAGAAAAAATACAAATTGTTCTAGATCATTTATTGCTATAACCGATAAAGAAAGAAAAAATATATGTAAAAATAAATTTATATATGATGGTAAAAATATCAAAGATAAAAAAATAATAGTAGTTGATGATACTATTGTAAGAGGTAATGTTATAAAATCTATTATTAATAATTTATATAAATTTGGAGCAAAAGAAGTTCATGTTCGAATACCCGCTCCACCTGTAATAGATATTTGTGAATTAGGTATATGTATTCAATCAAAAACTGAATTAATAATGAATAATAAATCTATTAATGAAGTATGCAAAGAAATAAATGCTAATTCATTAAAATATTTATTATTAAATGAATTACAAAATATACCAAAATATTCATATAATCAATGTTTTTCTGGATATATAGATGAAGCTATAAAATCATATAAACAAAATTGATTTAAAATAATAGTAATTTATTATTTTAAAATGAATCTATTAAAAGAACAATCTAAAGAAACAGGTTATTTAAAGGTAATATTGGGTCCTATGTTTTCAGGAAAAACAACTGAATTAATAAAGATATATAATAGTCATAAAGCTTGCGATATAAAAGTATGTGCTATAAATCATTCTAGTGATAAAAGATATCACGATAATAAATTATCTACACACAACAGAGATATGATTGATTCTATAAATTTAGATAAATTATCTCTTATATCTCCATTGCTTCATATGTATGACGTTTTTGTTATAAATGAAGGACAATTTTTCAATGATTTATATGATATTGTTAACATAATGGTAAATTTACATAAAAAAAAAGTTTATGTTGCTGGATTAGATGGTGATTTTAAAAGAAGAAAATTTGGTCAAATGTTAGATATAATTTCTTTGGCAGATGATGTTATAAAATTAAAATCTATTTGTATTAATTGTAAAAAAAATGAAGGAATTTTTACTCATCGTTTATCTAATGAACAACAACAAGTATTAGTTGGTAATAATAATTATACTTCTTTATGTAGACATTGTTATAATCTTAAAAATTCTATAAGTCCTCAATCGAAGCCCTAGGCTTATAACATAACATTTTATCATAATATATTTTTGCCCACATTAAATATACGTTTTGAACTAGAATTGTTGAATCGCATACTATTAATGGTATATCATTATCTAAATATCCATAACTTATCCAACTTACACTACATAGTGTCCATAAAAATAAATAACATATATTTAAATCATTAGTTTTTTTTGTTTTATTCACTTGATATATTTGCGGTAAACCCATTAAAATCGCACTTGATACCGCAAAAATCGATGTTATAAACTTCAACATATAATTAATATAAAAAAAGTATTTAAATCAAAATTAAGTATTTGATAAATAAATGCCCCCAAAGAAAAAAAATGATAAAGAAAAACCTCCTCCAAAAAAAAGAGGTAGAAAACCTAAACCAAAATCTAACGAACCTAAACCCCCTCCAAAAAAAAGAGGTAGAAAACCCAAAGGTGGTAAAATTATACAAAAAAATAATCAAAAATTAAATAATAATACAAAAATATCTCATAACGTAATATTACATTTAAAATGTAGTAAAAATGTTTTAAATAAAAATAGTAATATATTAAATCCTATAACGAATTATAATCCTGAAATATCTAATATTACCTCTTTTACTATGAATACTAATACTAAAAGCACTAATTTAAATTTTCAAAATTTTAAAAACGATACTAATAATCAATCTATAAAACAAAATAACATCATTAAAAATGATACAAAAAAATGTGATGCTAATAAATCAGATGATAAAGAAAATGTAAACGAAAATGTTAATATCAAGGAATTATGGCTTAAATTAGATATTTTAAAAAAAAAGTTAAAATTAAATAATGTTTCTGATAAAAAATCCTCTTGTTTTTGGTGCACTTATAATTTTGATAATCCTGCTGTATATATTCCAAAAAAATACGTTAATAATACATATGAAGTATATGGATGTTTTTGTAGTCCTGAATGCGCTGTTGCATATTTAAAAAATGAAAATATAGATACTTCCACTTTATGGGAAAGATATTGTTTATTAAATAATATATATGGTAAAATTTATGGATATTCTAAAAATATTAAACCTGCACCATCACCATATTATACCCTTGACAAATATTATGGTAATTTAAATATACAAGAATATAGAAAATTATTAAAAAATGATAAATTATTAATGATAGTAGATAAGCCTATGACTAAAATATTACCTGAATTGTATGAAGAAAATAACGAAACTCCTTCTGTATATAGTAATTTGTTATCTAAAAACAATAATAATAGTAATATTGATTATAGATTAAAACGTAATAAAGTATCTCATTCTAAAAATGAAATTATGTCTTCTAATTTTAATTTTTAGATTCTTCTTTTCTTTTTTGATAATCACTCATTTGTTTATCACAAAAGTTTCTTATTTCTGTCATAATCTGTTGGTTAACTGATTTAATCGGCTCTTTTTTTTTCTCTTTTTCAAAATTTGGATTTAAATATTCTTTTATTACTTTAATATAATCTCCATTCCATTCCTCCAACTTATTTTCTGCTTCTTCCTTTGTATAATTTGTTTGAGAACATACTATTGGAATATATTTATCTAAATTATATATTTCGCTCATATATACAATCTATTTAATATAAAAAATATATTTAAACGGAATTATTAATAATAAATTAGATGAATGAATCTAAAATTGAAGTTAATGATATTTTAAAAGAAATAACTAAAGATATTTCTGATGTATTACAAAAATCTATAGGTTCTATTATTGAAAATGATTATAATACTAAAAATGTTATATTTAATATACCTATTGTAAAATCCTTGATAAATGAAAATAAAAAATTAAAACAACATAATGAGTTTTTAACTAATTCCTTTAGAAAACTATTAACAGTAAATAAACAGTTAAAAGAAGAAGCTAAAAGTAAAAAAGATAATATTTATCTTGATGTAATAGATGTTAATAGAAAAAAAGATGATACTGTGATTTCTAATTTAAAACAACAAGATAATAGTAAAAATAATATAAAAATTGTAGAAATGAATAATCAATCAATTAATCCTGATGAGTGGCACGTATCTAGCGATTCCAGTTCTGAAAATGAAGATGATGATGATAGCAATAATCCTCAATATGAACAATTTCACTCTTTATCAAACTATTACAATAAAGTTACTGTAACAAAAAAAGAAGACAAAGAAGAGCCAACAAAAGAAGAACAAATAGCTTTACAAAAAGCAAAAGAATCTCCAAAATCACAAGTTAACCAAGAGACAGAGAAAAAAATAAATAAGTTATTTGAGGTAAATGGTGAAGAAGAGGAGGAGGAAGAAGATGAAGAAGATGAAGAGGAAGAAGAGGAGGAGGAAGAAGATGAAGAAGATGAAGAGGAAGAAGAGGAAGAGGAAGAGGAAGAAGATGAAGAGGAAGAAGATGATGATGAGGAAGAAGAAGAAGAAGTAGAAGAGGAGGAGGAAGAAGAAGAAGAAGAGGAGGAAGAAGAGGAGGAAGAAGAAGAGGAAGAAGAAGAGGAAGAAGAAGAAGATGATGAAGAGGAAGAAGAAGAAGATGATGATGAGGAAGAAGAAGAGGAGGAAGAGGAAGAAGATAGTGATGAAGAAGTAGAAGTACAAGAAAAAATTATTAAAATCAATAATCACTTGAAAAAAAAGGTCTACGTAGATGATGAGAATAATGTTTATGAATATTTAGAAGATTCATCAATTGGCGATATAATAGGTGAATTAAAGGAAGGTATTTTTATAAAAACATAATATATATATGTTAAGCTCAAATAGTTTATGTCCACCAGCATTTATATATTTAGTATATTGTGCCGTTCAGATGGCATTAGATGTTATGAAAGGATTTTATAATACAGCATTTATGAAATTAGTATCCGCATTTATATTTACATTATTATTACAATATTTATGTCAAACTGGTTTAGGAGTTGTATCTTGGATAATAGTATTTATACCATTTTTATTAATGACCGTAATAGTATCAGTATTATTATTAGTATTTGGATTAGACCCAAAATCAGGTAAATTAAAGGTAATATCAGCAAAGAAGAAAGCACCAATAACACAGGATAATAAAGTACCACATACACATAAACACGAACATAAAGAAGGTGACAAAGTTCACATACACGAAAAAGATAGATATGGTGTAGATAAAATAGAAAATAAACCTGTAGATTATGATAAAAAAAAAATACAACAATCAGCAGCAGCAGGAACAAGTAAAAAAAATAAGAATTCAAATTTTGGCATATTTACAAAATATAGTAGTAGTGAAAATGGAAGAAGAAGATCATATGTAATAATGATAAGAGATATAATGTTAGATTTAGGATTAACAGATGACGCAGCAAGATTTTATAATGAAAGCGAAAGATGTATAAATAGTAATACAGATGAAGAATTTGAAATATGTATTAGAAAATTGGCAAAAGATTATGCATCAAAAATGGGAAATTCTAGGACAGGAGAGAAATTTATTAAAAGATTAAAAGCAAGAAATATATTATCTCCAGAATCAATTTAAAAGATTATTATTTAAATAATGTATATAACTATATATGTATTATTTAGTAGGTTGTGCGGTTTTAATTACAGGAATTTACTATTATAGAAATGAATTAGGTATGAAATTATTATTAACAGCAAATGAAGCAATAAAAAGTTATCATAAATTTACAAGTATGTATACAAAAGATAAAAAAGAAGAAAAGGAAGAAATTGTAGAAGAAAAAACAATATCGTTAATAAAATATAATAAAGAAACATATGCAAAAAATTTAGAAATAGAATATCCATTGAAAATAAAAAAAGAGGAATTATATTTAGTTAATAATGGAGGATTATATAAAAGAATAAAAAGAGATGTATTAAAAGAAGAAGATTTAATAATGAATAAAACAGAAAAATTATTTATTCAAATAGAATTGAAACAAAATGATAAAATATATGATATACATGAGCATATAAGTAAATTTTATATAGAAAATAATGAGATATTAGACAAAGTATTTTTAGAATGGTTTATGAAAGAATTTTATTCTACAAAATTGGAAGATACATATGAATTAAATATAATAGATAAAGAAATTAATATTTTTAAATTAAAGAAAGATGAGAAAGTGATATTAACAAAAGAAAGTTATAAAATAGAAAAATGTATTTAAAAAAAAATTGATAAAATTTAATTATAATGGAAAGTAGTAATATAATGACTTCCCATATTATGTCTTCTCAAGTATCAGATTTAGAACCTACTGAAACCCAACATTTATTAAGTGGTAAGTGGGTTTTGTGGGCGCATTTACCACATGACACAGAATGGACATTAAAAAGTTATATTAATATTGTAGAATTAACAAGTGCAGAAGAAGTAATAGCTATAAATAATACATTACCAGACAAATTAATTAAAAATTGTATGTTGTTTGTAATGAAAAAAGGAATAAATCCAACTTGGGAAGATAAACATAATAAAAAAGGAGGGTGTTTTTCATTTAAAGTTTCTAATAAATATGTAACAAATGTGTGGAAAGAACTATTAAAAGCTTTAACAGGAGAATCAATTTCTAAAAAGAAATCATTTGTAGATTCAGTAAATGGAATAACAATATCTCCAAAGAAAACTTTTTGTATTTTGAAAATATGGATGAATAATGTGAGTAATCAAAATCCAAAAGACATAATACAAATTGAGGGATTGTCATATCATGGTTGCTTATTTAAAAAACATAAAGCAGAATATTAAATTAAAAATAACTTCATATAATAATATGCAGTTATTTAGGACATTATTATTTTTGTTACAATTTTTTTATGTAATGTCTGTTCCTAGTATATCTTGTTCTGGTCACGATGGCTGTAAAAATGAGGAGTGGGTTGGGTCATATGATGTTACGTGTAATGGTGGAGAAAGAATTTGTCATAATACAATATTAAAATGTGGTAGAGATAATTGTAAAATTACGATAAAAGGAAGTGGTCATGACGCTTATCAAAATAGTATTGTTTATGCTCAAAATATAAAAACTGGCAATAAATTTGAACTTATATGTCAATCAACAGGACAAAGAAAATGTAAAAATAATATTATTTATTGTCCAAGAGAAGTTGGGACAGAATGTAAATGTACCGGTTGTGATTCATCAACTATAATGTATTATAAATATGGAACAAAAGTTTCTACCGGCGGAGCGACCGGTAAAAGATATTTGGATAGTCCTATTATGTGTGATGGAAGAGCACAGTGCAACATTGATGAAAGAATTCAACAAAATGATTATACTACCATTCCTTCTTATAATAGTTATTTATCATCATATGTTTACAGATATCTCAAATTAGATAATAGTATAATAACTTTTAAGGATACAATAGGTGAAGAATATTTAACTTATAGATATATTTACAAACCTAATCAAAACCCTAGTTATGAGTATGAAATTCAAAATTATAGTGCTGCATATGGATATTATCCTGTAATATGTAGAAAAAGAAGATACGATGATTATACTAAATATTTTTACTACAGACCATATTGTAATAAATATTTTTATGGAGATCCATATGAAGGATTTTGGGTATTAGGAGAACCAGCACAAAGCTGTACTAATGCGTGTATAGATTACAATATGACAAGTGATAAGGAAAAGCATAAAGAACATTTACCAGAATTAAAAACAGAGAAAGAATATTCAAAAATACTTCGCAGATTTAATTTAACTTGTGACAGTTATTGGGTAAATGGAAAATGGCCTGGTTACAATGCTTTAACTAGAGGATGTCATACCACTACAGGTATCACAAATGATACATCATTAATGGAATTGGACCAGCCTCCTTGGGAAAATGGCTTACCCAATGAGGATATGAGAAAGTTTTGTTGGTGTGCACCGACAAAAGGTCCTAGACCACAAAAAATTTGTGATGTAAATAGAACAAGATGGATTAACACTACAAGATGGATTAATGCTACAAGATGGATTAACACTACTAGATGGATTAACACTACTAGATGGATTAATACTACTAGATGGATTAATACTACTAGATGGATTAATAAAACAAGATGGATTAGTAAAACAAATATTATAAATAAAATTAATCGAATTAATAAAAAAATTATAATTTGGATAAATAAAACAAGATGGATTAATGCTATACGATGGATTAATACTACACGATGGATTAATGCTACAAGGTGGATTAATGCTACAATATGGGAAAATGCTACAAGATGGACTGATAAAAATAAATCTGTTTCTATAACTAAAAAGGTATCAGAAACAATAAATGAAAATGAAAATGAAAATAAATATTCATTTACTATTAATTATAATAGTATATTTGTATTAGGTGGTTTATCTATTGGTGGATTAATTATAATATCTATGACATTTTATGTAGCTTGGAATTGTTGGTTAAAAGAAAAAATAGAAGATATGGTAATTACTTATTTTATAGGCGAAGACGGTAAATCTTGTTTAGAAAACATTATTTGTTTAAAAGAATATATTGATTATTTGAGTGATATAAAAGAAGTAAGAAATGACCATAAAGAATATTATGGACTAACACCTGAACAAATTGCTATATGTAAAGAAGCAAAAGCTATTAATAAAATAAAATATGAAGAAGCATTGAAAATAAGATGGGATGAGATTACAAAACACGCAGTAAGACATAAAGATTCTTATCACGTCAATTTAGTTAAAAAATCACTAAAACCAAAAAGACACAGTATGGTCGAATTATCAGAATTACATAATGATATACCAACAAAAGATGATGATGAAGAAAAATCCCATATTATAAAAATGGAAGAAGGCAATCATATACAATATGATATTAAACCGGGAACACCTAGACGTAGAAGAAAAAGTGTTGCTATTTAAGTATTTATAATTTTTGAAACAGTTGCTATTTGATAATTATTATTATGAGGATTTACTACAATTATATGAACATCATCGTAAATGATTGGTTTTACTTTAATTTTATCTAATTTTTTATTTACACATATCTTACATAACTTAATTTTTCTTTTACATCTTTTTAATTTTATATTAATATGTCCACAACATAAACCACAGTATTTAAACAATATATTATCAATATAAATAATTAATGTTGCAGATACAAGACATAATTCAGCTATCCAGGCTTCTCTTTGTCTGTTAGGACATATAAAAGGTGAAAAGCAAGCATATACACAACTCCAAATTATTTCTATTATATTACAAGCTATAAATAATAATAGAATTATAATAAGGAATGTTGCTAGAACTATAAATATTTCAGCAAACATTTGGTTAATAAATAACAAATATGACAATAAAAAAAATCAATTTTTAAAATGTTTTATAATTATATATGATAGAAGACATAGAAAGGGCATCACCTGGTTTAATTCAGTTAGGAGCTTTTACATATGGGTTATTTATAGATAATATTGGATATTATATAGTATTTATTAATACTATAACAGAATTTATCAATAGATTTTTAAAATACGGATTTTTTAAACCTTTATTTGGCACTAATATACCATTATTAGGAAGAGGCGCAAGACCAAAGGGGGCAAAAAATTGTGGTTTAATAAAAACAAATACAGTATCAAAATCATATGGTATGCCTTCCGGTCATTCACAATTAGCATTTACCACATCAACATTTATAATTTTAAAATTATACGAATCATATAATGTAATAGGAATGATATTAGCAGGGTTGGCAAGTATATGGATATCTTATTCTAGAGTAAAATTGAATTGTCATACACCAATGCAATGTATATTAGGTTCATTGATAGGAATATTAATAGGATATACTAGTTATAAAATATATATTTTATATGTATAATATATGAATTTACCAATTGATATATTATTAATTATTTACACATATGTAGGAGATAAAACATTTTTTTTAGATAAAGAATTATATAAAACTGTAAAGGAACAACGTAAAGAATTTACCAATAGTCCAATATTATTATATTATAATTTAGTTCAGTGGAAATATGCTGGATTAACAAATATGAAAATAATAAATAGATTAAACAAAGATATTAGACCTAGTATGTCAGTCGGATGTATTTGTAAATGTTATGTAACTAATCTTCCATTAGGAACTGTATTAGAAAATGGAACAATATATCCATCAATAGAATTGGAAAAATATTTAATACCCGAAATGTTAATAGAAAATGATAAAAGTATTTATGTAAATCCTAGAATAAAAACTTGGAATATATACTGTATGAAAGCATATAATATTGATAGGGCTAAAAGATATAGTAAATTATGGATAAGTAAAAGTGTTAATAGAAAAATATTAAATAGTAAAAAATTAGATGAAAAAATAAAAAAAGATAAGAATAAGTTATAATTTAGTTAATTTTATATATTTTTTTCTATAAATGAGTAGAACAGACATTAATTGGGATAGACGATTTAGTGATAGAATGGTATCAAACAAAAAAAAGGCAGCAGCATTAACTAATGATTTAAATGAGAATACTGATATATTAGGTGATTTAGCATTTCAATGGGAAATGATAAAATGGGCGATATCTTCAGCATTTACACCAAAGACCCACAATGTTAATGATGGAGATTTAGCAGAAGATGATTACAATAAAGAAAATTTATATTCAATATTGTATAATACATATTATAATATAGGAGAAGTTCCCTCAAAATCAGGACCATATAGGTTTACATTTAATACGTGGGGGTTTTATTTAGAAAATAGTGTAATACATCCTGACGATCCTCAATTAATGGGAAAAACAGCATATTCACAACATATTGTTCACGATTCTGTAAATAAACATATTATGAAACACCCTAATCCTGTTATCATAGAGTTGGGATGTGGAACTGGTGCTGGAGCGAATTTAATAGCTAAATATATGTTACCACGATGTAAATATTTTGCTTTGGATATGCAAAAAGCAGCAATAGAAACAGCAAAAAGATTACACGCCAATGATAATATACAATTTGTTCATGGCAATGCACAAAATGTGCCAATAAAAAGTGGTGTAGCTGATATTGTTATTATAAATGAAACACATATGGCTGAATTTGAAAATATATCAGAGGAAGATGCAAAGGTATTTAGTGAAGTAAAAAGATTATTAAAACCAGGAGGACTATTTTGTTGGGGGAATGTAATTCCTGATTCTAATTGGAATTCTTGTAGTAATTATTTAAAACAAATAGGAATGAAAAAAATAGAAGAACACGATTATACTGATGGTGCAATTAAAGCTAGAGTATTGGATGCTGAAAGAGTTAACTTATATTGTGATGCTATTTATAATTATTTGGCTGTATCATATATACCTATAATAGGTCCAGAATTCAGAAAATATACTGAAATATTATTAAAGAATTTTTATCGTCACCCAGGAACAAAGTTATTTAATGATATGATATTAAGAAGAGATACATATAAGCATATGGTATTCAAGAAAAGAAAGAATAAAGATAAAAAGAAAAAATAAGGATTTTCTTCAAAGTTTACAAAAAATTGAAATTATTTTGTCAATTTAAATATTAGTATAAAACTAAAAACTATCAAACAATCTAATATCAACAAAAAATGTGCTTTACACGTTCTGTTATTAAGAAATTTCGTAATAAGATGGCATACAAGAATAAAATCGGAAAGGTATGGTTGAAAACCGGTAGAGAAGTAAAAACACCTTTTAACATTAAGGCTATAAGAGACTATGATAAATATAATATATTTCCAACTTCCATTTATGATATATGTGGAAATAAACTTGATTTTGTCAAATATGGCAAAAAAAATATAGATGGTGGTTGGGAGGTTGATCATAAACTTTGTCGAAGATTAGGTGGTTCTAATGATATTTCTAATCTTCAAGCCTTAAAATCGAAAGATAACGCGGCTAAAAGTGATGATCATGATTTTCAAGATAAAGAAAATCATTATTTCTGGAAAAGCATGAACGAAAGAGTAGATTATGTTAATAATATAGGTTCTCTACGAAAAATTAAAATAGGGGAATCATATGATGTATTTTGCGATTCTAGAGTAAAACACGGTCAAATGGGCGTAGTTATATCAAAATCTGAAAGATATATACTTGTTAGCTTTAATGGAAATAAACCTATTAAAGTCTATGCAGATCCAGAGTTGTTTTATAAGATGAAGAGTAGACGGTGTAGACAGCGTTAATATAATAAATTTATAATAAAAAATTAAAAAAATGTGTTATTAAACACTTTTTTAATTATAAAGTTAGATATTATTATATTTTAAAATTTTATTTAAAAAGTTTTCTCTTAACTTTGGTCTAAAGTTGCATTGTTTTAAAATTTCTTTCCAATATTCAGGATAATTCCAATAAATTGGTTTATCAAAATTTATAATATATTCTTTACCAGTCATAAAATTATACAATTTAAATGTATCAATCCTTTTTTCGTTACAAGATTTATGGTATAATAAAGAACCTTCTCCGCCTTGAAGTCCCAAATAGTTATATATTATTAATTGATTTATCCATTCTTTTTTACATTGTAAGCTTTTACTCATTTTAAATTCATAGATAGTATTATTACTGAATCCATCTATTCTACCATCGACACTACAAGGATAACCTTTAATACAATAATCGCGGGGGTTCAATAATAATTCTTTTCTTAATATTTTTCTATCCGTTTCATCATAATTAATTTTATTACAAGGAACTTCCAATAAAATATTTTTAAATTTTGGTGAAACTAATTCAATATTAGAAATAGCGTCAATTAAATTTCCTGTAAAATATTCTGTATGATTATTTATCATATAAGAACTTTCAATATATACATTAGAAAATACAAAATCATATAATAAACAAATATTCCAGATTTTTCTATTATTTTCTAGCTTAATATCATTAAATACGTTTTTAAAATAACTAGGCAATAATATTATATTTATATTATCTGGACGATTTAAACCACACAAAATGTCTAAATTTTGATAGATAACTCTTTTCTTTTCTTCTTTTATCATATCGTCATCTATTACACGTTTTATAACTTCTAAAGAAGCACCTTCTAGAAAATTCTTATAATTTAATTTATCTTTTAAAATATTAAATATATTTATATCTTTCCAGAAAGCAGTTCCATCTTTTTTCTTTGCATTTGGATCAATATACAACACATTTTGATTTTTTTGAATAATATCGTATAAAAGACTTTTGAATGGATACCATTTTTCATTTTTTAACGCTTTTAACGAAATTACAATATTTGGTAAATGACCCAATATACTAGTTGAATTTTTATATGTTATATTAACAGTAGGTCCAAAAGTTTTCTCTTCTATATTTACATATTCACTAATAACATCCTCTACAAAATTCCAGGAATTAATATGTTCATTTATATTGGTTGGTGTCAAGTCATTTATATCTGGTGTTTTTTTTTGTGTGCGATTTTTTCGTCGTAAATTTTTTAAAGGTAAATTAAATTTTTTCGTTTTATTAACAGTATAGTTGTTTTTTACTACAGCTTGAGATACTTTTTTATATATTTCAGGCATTTCTAAATTATTAATTACTATATTTATAATAAAGTTAATTTTTTTTTTTATATTTTTATCTTTAGTATGCATTTTAAAATTCTTTAATTCATTTATATCATTATTATCATGCGCTTTTATGATTTTTTTTAGATATTTAATATATACTCTATTTTTATCCATTGAATTCTGTTTTTTTTCTTTAATGTTATCGGGGAGAAAAGACTTCAAAGATTCTGGTAAATCTTGAATTAAATACATAGCATTGCTTAATTTATCTATATTATTTGTTATATATCTTGAAGGGTTTTGATTACTTCCAATAAAAAAATATTTTTTACTTCTACTTATACTGACTCCTCCAAATAATGATAAATATCTAAGTTCATTAGGTGTTCCGGGAGAATTTTCACTAGGCACGGATTTTTCTGATTGTCCAAAGGTAATTATTAATTTTCCCTCTCCACCTTTATAAGCGTGGACTGACATCATTGCAATTTTATTAAAATGTCTTAATGCTCCACAATGTTTACATTTATTAGATTTATTATTGAATTTTTTTTTGCATTTAGAACATTTTTCTTCTTTTATAAGATTCATATCAATAGTTATACTATCATCATTTCCATTTTTTGTTTCAAAAAGATGACATGGAAATTTATTTTTTCTGAATATAGCTTCAAGTTTTTTATAGACAATACTACCATTTACTTTATTACTTAATATACGAACATCTCCAAATTTGATGTCTTTATCTAATTCCATAACAGTTTTTACAATAATAAATATACTCATAGCTACTTGATGAGCATCAACATTACTGTTGGTGGCACCATGCATAAAATACATAGGTTTATGTATGATATCGCCATTCTTAATCTCTGGTTTTGGAAAAATTGACTTAATTTCCTTTCTATTATATTTTTTATTAGCTTTTTCATTTATTATTTTACTAAATTCACAATGCCACCATGGACAACGAAAACAATTACTTAAATAAAATTGTTTTATTCCTTCTATTTTACAAAAAATACGGATCGGTTCATTAGGATAATTTTTTGTAAAATAATTATCTACATAATAATACCATATACTTTGTAATATATCACCAAACCCCCAAAAACCTATATTGTTATTATTTATTATATCCAAATAACAAATAGCCTTTTCTTGACTGGAATCTTGACATTCATCTAAAATAATTGTAGTTATTGGTTTTCCATTTTTTAGTTTAAACTTTAATTTTTTTTCATTTGCCAATGATCTAAATATATACCATTTCTTTGAATAATTCCCCCACAAATCTTTATTGTCTAGGTTGGCTTTAACTTCTATATTATAAATATTTTTATATTTAATTGTATTAGTATTAATGTCTGCCCAATAATGTCTTAATTGACTGTCTATAAAAGCAGCCGTATTTGAAAGTTCAATATGATGCCCATTGTATTTTGCTGTAACTCGACTTGAATTATTGCTATATATAAAATTAATATCAGGTAAATATTTTTGTATTTTATTAACTATTTCCTCTGTAACATTTGAAACTTTTGTTAATAATACGCAATTCATTTTTTTTTCTGAAGATTTTAGATTTAGAACTAATTTTATAACTAATGTAGTTGTTTTTGCTGAACCTGGAACTCCGTTAACTATTATATGTTTATCTTTACTATATATAATTTCTTTTTGTTCATCGGTTGCTTTACTACTCAACCAATCTTCAATTTTATTATTCATATTCTATTATATAAATAATAATATATTTAAGCTATTTTACAATATATATTAAATTATGAACTAGGAAGAGGAGCCAAACAAAGTTTAATAGAACCCAAACTAGCTACAGCATATTTTACAACCAATGGTAAATCATTTTCCAAATATACCTCAATAGAAGAACATAAATTAGTACATTTAATAAAATATGAAAGATTTTTTAAACTAAATTCACCTTGAATAACAGCAGAAGAATCAGGCTTTTGAAAGAATTCCATATTACCATTACATTCACTACGGGTAATTTTGGCAGAAGCCCAAGCACCTTTGCATTCAAAAATTAATTCATCCCCAACCGATTTAATTTCCAAACGTTCTGATATATTAGATAAATCACGAATAATTTTTTGAAAATCACTAGATGGAAGAGTAATAATAGAAGAGAATTTAACATCTGGAAGCTCTAATTCTTCTTCATCAGGTTCAATTAATTTAAGTTTTTGTTCCTTGACTTGTCTAACATCACCATTTTCAAATTTAAGACCAAGATTATCAACAATACCATCGGAATATTCATTTTCATCAATATAAATAGTAAGAGTATCATCATTATCAATAGAATTAATTAATTTAAATAAATGAAACATATTAACACCAATAATAATTTTATCATATTTACAATAATATTCTTCAAATTTACTAGCATCTAAAAATAAATGAGCTAATATAGTGTGAGATTTATCCATATTAATAATACGAATACCATCTTTTCTAAAAGTAATATTAGTTTCAAGTAAAATGTCTTTTAGAGCAGTCATTAGTGTTCTAAAAGGAGCTATTTGTACGGTTTTTATTTCTAATACTTTACCCTGGTGTTCGTTGGCTAATGAACTCATATAGTATTAAAAGCAATTAAATCTTTAAATAGTAATAAAAAAAACTTAAATGTATAATAATAATTAAATAAAAAATGACAGATAAAATAATAGATAATATAAATAAATTAAGAGAGAAATTATCAGACGTAAAAGAGTATGGTTTAGAAAAAGAAATATGTAAATTTATAAATGTGGAATTAAAAAATCATATGGAAAAATGGCGAAAAAAAATATTAGATACAAATATATTAAATGAAAAAATACAAACAATAGTTGATAATTTTTTTGCATATTCCAATAATAATGATTTTTATTGCATAACCGGAAATCATAATAGACAATTATTCATAAAATATAATAATAATGATTATAATATAGTAAATGAAGATGATATATGGAGATATATAAGAAATAAAATTCAAATAACAGATAAAACATTAGTAGATCACAAATATGATATAACAACAAAAATAATGAAAGAAATAAAACAAAATAATTTATTATTAAATACAATACCAGAAACAGAAACAATACAACGATTAATATGTTTTTTTTATCCAATGTTTTTTAAAACAAAAGAAGAGGTAAAATATATGTTTACCGTATTAGGAGATAATATATTGAAAAAAAATAAAACAAATATATATTATGTTAGTGAACAATCAAGAGAATTTTTTACTCAAATAAAAGTATATTATGAAAATTATTTTGGAAAATCAGAAATATGTAATGATATAAAATTTAAATATAGAGGCCATAATTATGATGATAGTAGAATAATACGATTCAGACAATCAATAAATAATGTAGCTTATTGGAATACTTTTATACAAGATAATTTATTTAATTTAATAGTAGTATCTTGTCATTATTCTAACAGATATGGATCGTCTGAAAAATATATAGAAAAACAATCACAGGATATAAAAGATATAGTATTACAATTAAAAGGAAAGAAAAAAGAAAATATAATAACATTATTTGAAATGAAAATGTTTAATAGATCAAAGATTGTGGGTAAATATTGGGAAACAACATCAAACGAGGAAGATTGGTTAACAAAAAATGATATATATTTTTTATGGAAAATATACTGCAATAGCATAAATATACCATTAATAATGACAAAAAATGAGTTTGAAACATTAATAGATTATGAAACAGTTAAACATAGAGTGAGTCCATATCTAGCACCATCAAGAGCATTTAAAATATTTTGGAAATGTACAATAGAATATTCAATATCAATAGATAATGAATATGAAATAAGTGAATTAAATGAATTATTTATTTCTTGGTTAAATAAATCATCAGAATTAAATGAAATAAATAGATATGTCATAAAAGAATATCAATTAAAAGAAATAATAAGATATTTTTTTCCAAAAGCGGCTATAACTAATAATAAAATAGTAAAAAATATAAATTGCAATTTGTGGTTAAAAATTAATGATATAAAAGAATCATTAGAATTATTCAAAGAAAATCCACCAAATAAAGATATAAGATTATTAGATGCTTATAAAGCATATTGTTCATATTCAGTAACAAATAATAAAATAAATATAGTTAGTAAAAAATATTTTGAAAAATATATAGATAAATTGATACCAGATGAATATTTACAACATAATGTGATATCAAAAGAATATTGGAAATAATAATATAATAGTTATAATATTATTATTTAACGTCTACGTTTTTTGCTTTTTTTTCTTCTTCTTCTTCTCTTTTTTTTAGTAGAAGAACTTTTGGAACCGATTTTGACAGCGCCGAATTTACCTTTTTTATAAGTCCAACCTGCTTTTCTCAATCGTTTAAGACCTTCTTTTTTCATTTTCATACTCTTTTTTTTACTAACAATACGGCCTCTGCGTTTTACTAAATCACTTTTTTTCAAGCCATCTTTACCGTAATTAGTAGCGTATGCAGTTTCATTCCAAACTTCACGTCTGCTACCAACTCTTTTTTTGTAAGATTTACCTTTGATGGAAACTCGTCCGCCAGCTTGTGCATAACTATTTTTAGTCATTATATATTTGATATAGAAAAAAATATATAAACGCAAATTATTTATTTACTAAATTAACGAAACCACGGTTTTCTACGCTTTGATTTATTTTTTTTATTAGATTTTTTTTTAACTTTTTTATTTTTTTTAACTTTCTTATTAGTTTTATTCTTCTTATTTTTAGTTTTAGACTTTTTTTTAGTTTTAGATTTTTTATTTGATTTAGTTACTACTTTTGTAGATTTTTGTTTTTCCTTTGCTGGTTCATATCTTAAAAAATACCATTCCCAATCTTTTGAACCTCTCTTATCTTTTAATTCTTCATATTTTTTAGTTTTTTCAGCACGAATATCTTCTTTTGTATGTTGTGTTCCATAACATTTCATACTAAATCTTTTTAATAATCCTTTTTGCTCTAGTCTATTTTTTTCTTGAACTCTAAATAAAAATTCACTCATACACGTAATTCTTTCATTATTGTAATAAGGTCTATCACTATATAAAAATGCTAAATAAAAACTTAACATAGTATCTAATGTAGCTATACGTATATTACCTAATTTACCGGGAATAACATTATAACTATGACAAGCTAATGGTTCATATATAAAACAACAAGATTCAGGGCCAACTCTAATTTCATAATGTGGAGCAACTACTTCACCTATTCCTTCGTGTAATATAATTTTAATATTTTTAACTCCTATACTTTCTAATCTTTCTTTAATAATTAATGCTGATCCATTAGGGTCTTCTGACAAAACATCGAAATCAGGAATTTTTGGTATATCTTCATTTTTAAAGTTTCTAGTTGTTTTTAAATATAATCTATTTGCAAATGCACCAAAAAATACACATCCCTGTTTTATAAGTGATTCTCTTACTATTGTAAATATTTTCTCTTCTATAGTATTTATAAATTCGTCTTCATCTAATAATCCAGGTGTGTCATCTTTAGTTTTTCTTCTACCTCCTGTTATTATATCTTTTTTTATACCATATTGAAATAATCTCTGTATTTCATCTACATTACAATTTTTTCCTCTTAATGGATAATGCTTATTAAATAATGATAATCTTTTTAAAACTTTTGGCCATCTACTTACATCACCGTGTGGTCTGGATAGTTCTAAATACATAGACATTCTCAAATAATTAATTGAACAATAATATATTCCTTTTCTAGTTTGAGAATCTTCTTTTATTTTTTTATATAAATTTTTTGGTAAATATGTAATATCTGCTACTGGAATAAAATTAACAAATACTTTAAATGTTCCAGCATGCATACCTGATTGAGCTACAACTTCAGTATATCCTTTTTCATAATATATATCTGCTAACTCTTTTGCGTGCTCTAAAGGTTTATCTGAATAAAAATCATAATCAGGTAATTCTACGTCTTTATTATAAAATTGGTCATTAATAGGCAACAAATTATTTATAGCTGTACCACCATAACATATACACTGTGTTTTTCTTAAAAAATTTTCTACTATATCTATAATATCTTTAATAGAATCATCCATCATTGCTTTTCGACCTTGTTCATCTTGTATTTTATCTACCGCATCTCTTAATATTTCTAATTCCATTTCTTCGAATTCTTCCATAGATAATTTTCTCTTTGGCATAATATATAATATATTAATATTAAATATTATTAATTATTTTTGTTTAGCTCCTTTAAATACTTGTTCGTTTCCTAATGCATCAGTATGTTTTGTGTTCGCTGTTAATTTTTCTTCTGGTTTAGTTCTAGGTTGAATATCTTTACTAATTATTGGGGGAGGTTTCAACATTGATTTTGGTTTCACTTTAAAAGCACCTCCATTATAAGCGAAATAATCAATATATCCATTTTCTTGAGTTTCCTCATTTCCTATTAACTTTTGAACAAAATTTTGTGTTTTATCGCATACTATAGTTCTATATCTTACCATAGCTACTTGAACGCCTTTTAAATGCATTAATTCCCAAGATTGTCTTAATGTATCATCAGTTTTGTATTCTGGATATGCAACTATAATTCGACCCCAAGCTTCTTTTTGTAAATCTTCAGTATTGCCATCTAATATTTCTTGATGTGTGTAAGTTTTTAAATAATTACCACCAGCTATCATATTAATTAAATCATAACAACCTTTAGCTTCAGGTTGTTCATATAATTTACAATGGTCTTCCACGCATATTATTGCTTTTCTTTTTAATGCATACACTGGTAAATCTACTATTGGTCTATGACCATTAATTACAATAGAACCATCTCGACCATAACTTTTAGGTAATAAATGATTACCTAAAACTTTTCTAATTGCATTTTCTAATGCAATATATATTTTTGAATCAAATGATTTAATTCTAAAAAGTATAAATAATGGATCATCTTTGTTACCTGATTGACTAAATCCAGCTGATTTTACTACTTCTAGTGCTTCAATAATTGGTATAAAAGGGTATTCAGGATGATCTGTTATACCCAATGTTCCATTGTCTTTTAATGGTTGTAATAAATCCCTATTTTCAGGGTTTGTAGGACATTTTGTATATTGAAATCTCACACCACCTATTCCTACAACTACATTACCATTTATACTATAAATTTCAAAATCTATAAATCTAAATCCTGATAATAATACATTCGTAATTTCATCTTTTGATACAATAGTAGATGAACAAGGTCTAATACGATTGGTTTTTGCAGCTGTATTAAAACTACCCATTATTTGATAATTAATAAGTCTTTGGCAACTATCCCAACTACATAATTTATGAGGTGATTTCATATATTTACCACTAAAACCTTCTCTCATATTACTAAATGCTTCTTTGTCAATAGAATTTCCAACTCTGTTCGAATTATCATTTATTAATTTTTGCGATTCTGAAGAAACTGGATCAACTGTCTCTGTAATAGTATTAACAGTATCAGCACCAAAAACAAATAAACCTAATACTACTAGTATAGCTCCTAAAATGATAAAGGCTAATATATATGTACTTTTTTTTTTCAATGGCTTCATTTTAATATATATATATAAATTATTATATAAAATTTTAATATATATTTATTTTATTAGAATGACAGGAGGGTTAATGAATTTAGTTGGTATTGGAAATGAAAATATTATAATAAATGGAAATCCCAAAAAAACATATTTTAAAGCAACCTATAATAAACATACTAATTTTGGTCTACAAAGATTTAGAATTGATTTTGAAGGAGCTAGAGTTCTAAATTTTACTACACCTACTGTATTAGAATTTAAAATTCCTCGTTATGCTGAATTATTACACGATACATATATATGTGTAACTTTACCACATATATACAGTCCTATAGTATATGATGGAATAGCAGAATTAGGAAGAAATCTAATACCATATGAATTTAGATGGATAGAAGATTTAGGTACGCATATGATAAATGAAATAGAAATTAAAAGTGGAGGAACAACATTAGCACAATATTCAGGTGAATATTTATCTTGTATTAAAGAAAGAGATTTTTCAAATGCAAAAAAAGATTTGTTCAATAAAATGACAGGTAATGTTCCAGAATTAAATGATCCAGCAAATGCTAATGGTAATGTTAATGTATATCCAAATTCAATGTTTATAGATGAAACAGGAGTAGAACCTAGTATAAGAAGTAGAAAAATATATATTCCTATAGAAGCATTTTTTTGTGATTCTAGTAAATTAGCATTACCATTAGTAGCATTACAATATCAAGAAATATCAATAAAAGTTACGTTTAGACCAACATATCAATTATATACTATTAATAATATTAATGATGTTACAAATGATACCTGTATAAGTTATAGAATATCACCAAATCCTAATGAAATAAATAATCAATTATGGAGATTTTTACAACCACCTCAAGATGTAGCTGCTTCAGAATCTTTTTATAATCAAACTAGAAATGATTGGAATAGTGATGTCCATTTAATAGGAACATATATATTTTTAGGTAATGACGAAAGAAGACAATTTGCTGCTCAACCTCATAAGATGCTAATTAAACAAGTAAAAGAAACTGATTATTTAGGTATGTCTGGTTCTAAAATAGTAGATGTAGAAAGTCGTGATTTAGTTAGTAACTATATGTTTAGATTTAGACGTAGTGATGCACTATTAAGAAATGAATGGGCTAATTATACTAATTGGGCTTATAACGGCGTTTTACCTCAAGCTTTAACTGAAGATTTACCATTATTAGATAATAATGAAATACCTAATCCTAATAATTTTCATATTACGGGAAAAATTGGTGAATATGCTTATAATCAAAAAGATATACTAGTGAATTTAGGATTGGTTATGGGTGGAGTTTATAGAGAAAATGTATTAGATTCTGGAATATATAATTATGTTGAAAAATATATGAGAACATCCGGTAATGCAAAAGATGGATTATATTGTTATAATTTTTGTTTAAATAGTAATAAAAGGACATATCAACCATCTGGTGCAATGAATGTTAATAGATTTGCGCAAATTAGTTTAGAATTTAATACAGTAGAACCACCTTTCAATCCTGAAGGTGCATTAGTAGAATATGTTTGTGATACAGATTCTAATCCAATTGGTTTTAGAAAAAATAGTGGAAATTTAAATACATTTAATTATGATTTACGTGTATTTGAAGAACGTTATAATGTAGTATTAATTAAAAGTGGTAGAATAGGGTTAATGATGGCTAGATAAATATATTATAATTATATGAATGCTGAAACAAAGGTATTTGAAATACCTGAATTACGTAGATATATATTAAGTTATTATCTGGAAAAAAAAATTCCACCACCAAAAAAAAAATTTATAGAAAAACTAATATCTTGTGGAAAATCATTAAAAAGACACGGTGAATTTTTATGTTGTTGTCTTAATATTAGTGGTTGTTTTTTTTATATTGTTGTTAGAAACTTTAATATTAGATTTCCAATTTTTTAAATTAATAATAATTTTATACTGATGTGATTTAATCATTTATATATTAAATGATTAAATTTTTAATTTATTTACTTATGCTTTAAAATCCCATATTGCATCATAATTAACAGGACCATAAGCTGGATTTGGATTTAATGGTTTATAATCTGTTCTATATGCTGTTTTTGAACCACCCAATCTATTATCTTTTGCTCCAAACATATTTGTAGTATCTTTTGTTGCAAATAATCTTGATTTACTATATTCTTTTGTTTCTTTAGTTCTAGTGTAATTATTTCTCATTGAATGTAAATCTCTTCCTGATTCATCTACTTCTACTAGCACTTTATTACATTTAGATACACAATGTGCTTCTGTATCTCTACAACCATCACGTTTCCAATTATAAGGATTATTTGCATCACTTTGGTCATAATTTACATAATCTTTATCTGATCTATCTTTACAAGTATACCCACATTTTCTATAAAATTTATCTTCTCCGCCTACAACCATTCTTATAATATCTTTTTCACAATATTCATTTAATGTTCTAGGTTTCATACAATTTTTTGGACAAGTAATATTATCTGGTATTTCTGCTGTTTCTATTGCGCTTTTTTCAATTTTAACATCTGTTTCTTGTATTTGTTTTTCTTCTTTTTCTGGTTTTGGTAAAGGAACAGGTGCTGCTGCTTCTGGTTTTGGATCACTTGAACCTTGGCTTATCGGTTCAGGGTCTACTACTACAAAAGATGGTTGTTTTATAGCACTATATGCTGTTTCTAAAATATTTGGTAATGTTCTCTGTGTTTCCAATTCTTTCTGCATCTCACTATTTTGTTTTTTACGGGCTCTTCTACCTCTACCTCCTGAATTTTTACCCGGTTTATCATTATTTTCACCTGAATAATATTTGTCTTTTTTTAAAGCATCAGCAGTAAATTTAGGTGCATATTTATCTGCCAATTCTGTAGGTTTCATTCCTCCTATAATATCAATATGCATACGATACCAATCCAAAGGCATCAAATATCTAAATCCACCCCATTGTGATAATACACACGTAGAACAATTAATAGCTTCTTGTTTCTTCATTGCATCACCGCCCTGATTTATTTCTATATCTTTTATTTTTTTAAAATAAGTTAATATTGCATTTTTTTGTTTTGCCACTGCTACAGGGTCTTCCATATTTGATACACCTTCTCTAAAATTCATAAATCCTTCTTTCTTTTTCATTTTTTCACATTTCGGTATAAATTTAATATAATCTATATTTCTTCTTCCACGGCCAATTCCATCTGCTAATTTATTAAAATCATTGTAATTATTACCAACTACTTTTAATTTTCCTGATGATACTCCTTCTCCTTTTATATCGTGAACTAATTTTTCATTTACATATATTTTTACATCTAATGATTTACTTGCCCCTAATAATTGTTTTCCTTCACGCACTGAATATTTTATAACATATGGACCCTGTTCTAACATACGTTTATATCTTTTACCTGAATTACCTATAAATATAGCACCATCTGCTGTATAACCATCTCTATATACACCAGTTGTCATACCAGCATTATTAGCATCTGTTGATAATCCCCAATTACCCTGAACTGTGTTATGTAATAACTGACCTGATGGTATGCCCATTTCTATATCATAATTATTCATATCAGGTAATGTTACTGTATTAAATTCATTACTATTAAATAACTTTTCTCTAGAACCAGTAAAAGATTGTTTTAAAGGTGGAAAAACTCCTGTATTCCACCATATAACTATATCTTGCCAAAAATGAGATAATGAAAATATAATTAATACTATTACCGCTAATTTCCAAGCTTTTTGTACTGTTTTTATTAAATATGTTGCTATTTTTATAAATATACCCATAAATTCATTTACTATTTCACCAATCATATATATATTTATTAAATATTATATATGACAAAAAAATTATATATATTAATTTAACTATTACAAGAATTACAATTGCTAATTGATACATATCCTAATCCTTCTCTTTTTGGAACAGCACCATTATATCCTTCTTGTATATTATGATATTCTTCTTTTTCGTGAGGCATTCTTTTATCGCATTTTTTACCATCGTTAGCTAAACCTTCAAATATTCTATTCTTTTTTAGGAATATATATGAATCTGTTGTAAAATGTAATGCTACCCATAATATTAATAACGGTGTTATAAATTTAAATATTGTTGGTATTGTACTTAACGTTGATTTAAATATATATTTAAATGGTTTTAACATTTCGTTAATCATATATATTTAGTTAGTATTATATTCCATTCCCTAAATAAATTATAATAATTAAATATCTTATTAAATTATATATGTCTAATGATACATTAAAAAAAGCTGTTGCTAAAATTAGAAAAAATGAAGAAAAGATTTATGAAGATTTAAAGAAAAAACATTTAAAAAAAGATAAAAAGAAAAATAAACAAAAAGAAGAAGAAGACGAAGAATTTGATAACATACAAGAAGGTTTTATACCAAGAAAAAAAAAGAAGAAGAAAAAAGGTGTATTAAGAAGAATTAAAGATGATATTGTTGACTTGTTTGCTGGTGATAAAAAAAAAGGTAAAGGAAAGAAACAAGATTTTGATATACCAGGTTTGATTAAAGGAGTTGTATTAATATTACTTTTACCTACGGTTTTAATAAAAATTAGTTCTGGTATTTTACAATATCTAAAATGTTATAAACCTGATAATATTGTACCAGGAACCAATATAAAATTAGCACCTTATACTTCTAGAGGTGCTGAAAAAAATGCTGGATTTTTATCATTAAAAAATCACGGATTTCCCTATAATCTAAAAGGTGGCGATGCTAGTCCTTTTGGTATTATTAGAGAACTAACAAAACATACTTGGGTTGGTTTTAGAAAAATTTTAGACAAAATAATTTCTATTTGGTCTGGATTTGGTTATTATGAAAAATTATTAGATCCCAAAAAACCTTATGATAGAAAAATATTAAAACCTATGGCATTATTGAAAGAAGCAATACCAGCATTATTATTCTTATTGGTCTTAATACCCGGTGCTGCTTTAGTTATTATTTTATTTACTTCTTTAGGACCTGGTGCATTTTTAGCAACTTTATATGGTGTTGTTATGTACATCATTCATATGATGAAAGCACCATTTAATTTGCCTATAATTACTTTCTTAAAAGGTATGGGAATGGATATGAGACATTTACAACCTAGTCGTGCGCAATGGGCGGTTAATATGACATATGGACCTTTCCCTATTATTAAACAGTTATTTGGTTGGCTTATATTAATACTAGGTGTAATATTCTATAGTTCATTTTTATTTACTCTACAAGGAATGTTAATACCTATTTATATCGCATATTTCTTCTTAATAAGACCTATGATGGATAAAAATATAAGTGAAGTTGCTAATAGTTGGTCCAATTATTTCCAAAAGAGATATCACGCCATATTAACTATAATCACTGCTGCATTATTAGGCGGATTAGTTGTCAATAAAGCACCAGGTCTAGGTAATTATCTCGCTAAAGCATTTAATTTTGCTAAAAAAGGTGCTAAAAAAGGTGCTAATAGTTATAATATGAAAACAGATATAGGAAAAAAATTAAAGAAAGGGGTTAAAGGTTATAAAGCAAAGACTGGTGTTGGAAAAGTTTTAATTGGCGATGAAGACTTAAAAGGTAGCGCTACAATCGGCGGTGCTCCTTTTTGGATTTTTGCTGGTGTCACATTACTTATGTGGATAGGTGGTTTTGGTGGATATAAAAAGAGAGTCACAGCCTTAACTCCCCAAGACATTCCTAGACCTATGCCTGAAACTTGTCCAAAAATTCGTGTTCAAAATTCTATGATGGGAATGGTTGTTGATGCTTTAGCTGGTTTAATTAAAGGACCTATGAGTCAAGTATATGAATTATGGAAAACTAATATGGCTACTTGGGAAGCTATTGGTAATGAACTACCTCCTAATAAAAACTAAACTATAATTATATTTATAAATTTAAAGATATAATTATAATAAATAATATATGGCAAAGAAAAGTAAAAGAAAAAATAAAAAAGTTAGTGCTTTAGGTAAACCAACTGTGAGCGTATGCACACCTACTTATAACAGAAGACTATTTATTCCTCAATTAATAAGATGTTTCAAGGCACAAACATATCCCAAGGAATTAATTGAATGGATTGTTATTGATGATGGTGAAGATAAAGTTGAAGATTTATTTAAAGGAGTAGAATGTGTTAAATATTTCAAATATGATACTAAAATGAAATTAGGAAAAAAAAGAAATGTTATGCACGAAAAAGCTACAGGTGACATTATAGTTTATATGGATGATGATGATTATTATCCTCCCGATCGAATTAATCACGCGGTTGATAGATTAAGGTCTCAACCTAATGCATTATGCGCTGGTAGTAGTATTGTTTATATTTATTTTAATGATATAGATAAAATATTTCAATTTGGACCATATCATTCTAATCACGCCACTGCTGGAACATTTGCTTTTCGAAAAGAATTATTAAATATTACCAGTTATGATGATAACGCTGAACTAGCTGAAGAAAAACATTTTCTCAAAAATTATACTATTCCTTTTGTACAACTAGATCCAAGAAAAACTATTTTAGTATTTGCTCATCAATTTAATACATTTGATAAAAGAAAATTATTAATTAATCCTAATCCTAATTTCGTGCGTCAATTATCTATTAATCCTGCTTATTTTATAAAAGATATAGATGCATTAAAATTTTATATTTCTGTTTAATTTTTAATATATATAATATTTATAATGAAAATTGTTAAAAAAATGACCAACTTATTTGTTTCTACATTAAAGAAAATTCAAAAATTAAATCCTGTTATCCAAGTGGTAATCTATGCTGTTATGTTTTTAGCAGCTAAATTAGTATTAGATACTTTAATGGGGGGTAATATATTTAGCGAAGGTTTTACTGGACAAGGTAAAGAAATGGTTCTATTTCATATGAACGGATGTGGACATTGCAAAAAAATGATGCCTGAATGGGATAAATTTCAACAAAATGCACCACAAGGTGTTAAGGTCAGTAAAGTTGAACAAGCTGAAAAACCTGATTTAATGCAAAAATTAGGAATACAAGGATTCCCAACTATTAAACTTTTTAATAACGGAAAACCTGTAAAAGATTATAATGGTGAAAGAACTGCTGAAGCATTTGCTTCATTTGCACAAAGTGCTTAATTATTTATAACATAATGATATTTATATGTTATAAATTATAATTTTTTTGTTACATAACTTTTTACCTCTCTAAAAAAATAGAGATTGATTTTGAAAAGGGAGAGAAAAGTAATACTGTGTCTATGCTAAAATTGCCTAAAAATTAACGACGTCTTCTTTTTCTAGATTTTCTACGCGATCTTTTTTTTCTGCTTTTTCTTTTATTTCTTCTTCGTGATTTCCTTGATTTACGACCCTTTTTACGTGATTTTCTTTTACGACCTCCATCATAATATAAATCCTGTCTATATTGAAAATTTGGGTCAAAACCAGCAACACTAGTGGGACTATTCATACTTACAATACCAGTTGCAAAATAATCTGATAGGTTTCGCCTTACATTTGAAAGACCATCATATCTTCTTTGAAGATAAGGCGCGTCTCGTGGTAAATTATTCCGTGGAATTGTTCTTGGTCTTCTTGTTCTAGGGGGAGTTCTAAAACTACTACGTGGCATATATATATTAATAATATTATATAGTATCGCCTATTAAATAATCAATAAATCTATATAATCTAGATATATCTAATTTGTTGATTTCATAATTTTCATTATCAAATATTTCGTATATTTCCTCAATAGTATGCCTTTTTTTTAAAAATAAAAAAAATGAAAATAAATCTTTTTTATCCATATTCAATTGTTTACATAAATTTTGAATAAATAAACCATTATTATATTCTGTTGAATATTTTGTTAATACTTTGGTAAAACGTATTTCATTTGGTATTTTAAATTTCTTAAAATTATTATGAAATATGTTATTATTGTAAAATGTTTTAATTAATGAACTCATTTCATTAAAAACCCAAATTTGTTTTTGAAAAGTAATTCTATCAATATAATCAGAAAAACAGATATTATTTAAAATTTCATTATAAATAGGAATAGTTTTATATTTGGGAAACTGTTCAAAAATATCAATTATATTTTCGTGATATAATAAAGCAACGCTAGTCCTATCTGTTTCGTTCATTAATACATTATGTTCATCTAAATCGTAATTATTAGTTAATAATTTTCTGGTTATTTCTTTAGTATCTTCATTATAATTTTTTTGTTTAAACATATTTTGTATTAATTGTGTTTTTAATATATTATTTTGAGTATTATAAATGTCATATGTTGATTTTACTTTACGTAAATCACCTTGTATATATGTAACAATATTTTTCATTAGTTGATTGTCTAAAGTTGGCATTAACATTTTAGAAATTTTCATTATTTGTTCATCAGAAGGTTTTTTTAATTCGTATGAAATACATATTTTCATCATTTCTTTAATTTTTTTATCAATATGATAATTTCCTATACAAATAATAGGTATCATAGTAATTTGTTCTTTTTTTTGTTTTTTTGTTTTTTTTGGTCTTATTAATTTAATTAAAGAATTAATACCACCCTTATCACCACTATTCATACCATCAATTTCATCCATAATAATAGCAATTTTTTTTCTCTTTTCTTTTTTATTAAATAAACTTATAATATTTTTATCAGACATATTATGTTTTGTAATATTTTCAATAACAGATTTATTACGTATATCACCAGCATCAAAAACAATAATATCATAATTTAATTTTTTCAAAATTTCTTTACAAAAATGACTTTTACCAGAACCGGGAGAACCATATAAATAAATACCTCTTTTAGTTAATAAATTATTTTTATTAGCTTCAAAATTATTTAATACTTCAATAAAATTATGTTCAATATCTGTTCTGTTTAACAAAACATTCATATTAAGTTCATCCATAATAATAAAATGAATTGTTATTTTTAACTTAATTTTCCCTTGAAATATTAATTACTTCCATAATAATAAATAGTATTTTTAATTTTTATACATTTTTTTCTTTGAAATTCTTTAAGAATTCTTAAACATTTTAATTTTTTATTTTCAATGCAATATTCAGTTATATAACAAGCATATGTTTTGTAATATTTTTTTTTATAAGTAAATTTTTTAAGTTTATGCCATCTATTATGATGTTGTTTTAATAACAAATGAAATAAATAATCCAAATCTTTTTTTAATATATAACGGATATAAGTATCAAAATTAAATTTTTTATGTAGTCCTAAATGATTACCCCATACAGTTTTTTTTAAATAAGATTGTCTATCAATAAAAAATGTATTATAATATTTTTTAGTAATTAAAGCTTTTGTGTGATTTGGTATATATTCAAAAATAATATTTTTTAATTCTTTGGGTATAAATTGAAATAAATTATAATTAATCATACAAATTAATAATAATTTAAAATAAAAATTTAAATGTAAAATTATATAATTCTAACATTAGTTACACCATCCCAAGTAACACCACAATCTTCAGCCCATTTTCTTTTATTTTTTAATTGTTGTGTCTCCCATCCTTTATAAGCAGGATTAGTTAAATCAAGTTTTCTACAATTCATTGGGGGTTTTCCACCAGTAGCTGATTCAGATGATACCATTTGTGGAAATTTAATTTGACATTTTGGTCCACCATCATTTTTTAATTCATAATAATCAGGACAAGTAGGATACATAGGAGGAAACTGTTGATTTTCTTTAGCTAATAATAACATAAGAGAAACTAATGCCATAAAAGCTATAAATACTATAGTTGCTATCCTAACAACATTATTTTGAAACGCTGCCATTATATTAATTATTAATATTATTTTTTTTTATATATAGTATTTATAATATGAGTAATGGTAGAATAAATATAATGGGTCCAAATACAGGTGATTTATTTCAATTATATGATAAAGTACCAATAAATGATGAATTTACAGATCATAAAGATGCTTTAGTAGGTAATTGGGAAAATACACTATTGTCTAAAGCATTTTTTTCAAAAGAAAATATTATGATAATACAAAACGGAATTAAAGCCGGTGTATATAAAGAATCAAATGGACGATATGTAATAGGCAATCAAAGTGAAGATGTATTAAAAATAATAATGAGAAGTACATATTTACAATATTCATCAAATAAACCAATTAAAATTACAGAACAAATTATAGGATTAAATCAATTAGTAGTAGATTATTGTGTTCCTCAATTAGTAAGTGAATGTACTGCTTATATGAAATATAAAAAAGATGTTAGTAGTTTAGCAGTTCCTATGGCTAGACCAAAATCTACATATCACAGCAACACATTACATTTTGAAAAATTTTTTTAAATAAAAAATATTATATTATTGATATTATTTATTTATTTATTTTTTACCAAATACTCTAAACTCTCTTGCTTTTTTATATTTTAAATATTGTTCCTGAAAATTTTTTAAATCATACAACCACATTTGTTCGGATGTTGTTTTACTAATTATTTTAAATTTTTGTTTTAATAATTCAGTATCTTTTAATAATTTTTTCATATTTTCTTCTTCTAGAGAATCCATTGTCATTGTTCTCAAATATTTATATTCTTTATCATTATTTAATACGGTATAATTGCGATTGGTTAATAATTGAATAACATCTATTTTTTTCTTTTTTCTTAAATCAATAACACCATCACAGTTTTCTTTAATAAATCTAGCTTTATTTGAATATAATTTTATCTTATTTTCTAACTCTTCTAATATATATTTTTTTCTATCTTGATAACCCTTCAATCGAACTGGATAATATTTTTCAATTATATCTTCTACTGAATTATATTTTTTTAATTTTTGATTTTCATCAAATAAATACATATTAGAACTAGATTTTGTATTCACTAATTTTAAGGCTCTTTCTAATAAATTATAATTAGAATCTACTTTTTTACTAATTAATGTAGATAATACACCAGGATGAAATTTAATAATAAAATCAATCTTCGCATCAGTGCTAGAATCTTTATAATCTTTAATAATAGGTTTCTTCTTTTTCCCTTTATCATCCATTAAACTTTCAATATGTTGTTTAAAAGGTACTGTCCATAGTCCTACTGGTAATTCAGTGACTTGTATACTGTCAGATGATATTACTTTATATTTACCTTTAAATAAATATTTTTTACCAGTTTTTGTCTTATCTTTATCAATTTTGATTATATCACCTGTATATCCTTCATAATAAGGTTCAATATCATTATTATAAGATTTACCAATTAGTTTAAATTTTAAATATTCTACTATTTGATTTACATTATAACTTAATACCTCACAACTAAATCCAGTTCCAATACCTTTACCTCCATTAATTAAAATCATAGGAATAATAGGTAAATAATATTCAGGTTCAACAATAGTTCCATCATCATCCAAATAATTTAATATTTTATCATCCGCTTCAGGAAATATATATCTTGTTAATGGTGATAAAACAGTATATATATATCTGTCAGATGCTGCATCAGAACCACCTTCTAATCTAGAACCAAATGTTCCATTCGGTTGTAACAGTGCTATATTATTACTACCTACAAATTCTTGTGCCATACCGATAATAGCACCTTTTAAACTCATCTCACCGTGATGATATGCAGCGTGTTCAGAAACATAACCAGATAACTGTGCTACTTTAATTTCTTTCTTTAAATTTCTTTTAAAACAGGAAAACAAAATTTTACGTTTACTGGTCTTTTCTCCATCAACCAAATTAGGAATGGAACGTTCACAATCATATTTTGAGAAATGAATTAAATCAGTATCAATAAATGTTTCAATATCTGCTGTCTTTTTATTAATATCTAATCTACAATTTTTATCATAATTTCCTAACCATTCTTTTCTATCATCGGCTCGAAGTTTATTAAATGCTTTATCCATAGCATTTTCACTATTTTCACCAGTATATTTAAAACTAATTAATTTTTTCTTTTTGAAATATTCTTTAAATTCTTTACTAGTGCTCGTCCCCAAACCTTTATAATATTTAATATGCCATCCTTTACCATTATTATTTTCTTGTTTCCATTTATGATAGGCACTTTCATCATAAAATGATCTAGATTGTTTACCTTTTGTAGCCTTAATAATAGGTGTTATCATACATCCTATGAAATCTTTTAATTTAAATAAATCATTCCATTGTGTATCAAATAAATTCATACCCAATGCTTTAATATGTGTTCCATCCAAATCTTGATCCGTTAAGAAATATATCTTACCATATCTTAAGTCTTTTTCTACATCTTTTTTAGTTTTATATTCTTTACCTGTTTTCAATCCCATTATTTTTTTAATATTAGTAATTTCATCATTATTATTAATTTTATTTTGAGATGTTCCTCTTACATTTAACAATTTACCCTTCAATGGAAATATCCCAAACCAATCTCTATCTTCTTTACTCAATCCTGATACCGCACCTGCTTTTGCTGAATCTCCCTCAACCAACAATAAAGTACATTTCCAACCTTGACTGGTTCCTGCTTTATTAGCATCAATTAATTTTGGAACACCTTTAATAGTTCTACTTTTTCTACCATCTGTTTTTTTAGCAGCTTTATTTTCTTTTACTTCATTCAATGAAATAGCGGCATCCATTACTCCCATTTTTGCTAATTTATCAATAAATTTATCACTTATTTCAAATTTAGAACCAAATTTACTAATAGGAGTATTCATATAATCTTTTGTTTGACTATCAAAGGCAGGATTTTCAATCATACAATTAACAAAAACCATTAATTGTTCTTTTATGGTAATAGGTTTTACTACTACTTTTTTCTTTTTCTTAATATATTCAACTAATTTCTTACATATTTGTGTTGTAATATATTCAACGTGTTTACCACCTTTACCTGTGTGAATACCATTTACAAAACTAACTTGAGTAAATTCATCTAGTGGAGACATTGATACTATACATTCCCATCTTTCACTAGATTCACATACTCTAGGAGACTTATCCTTTTCTCCAATATACATATTAACATATTGTTCAAATGATTTGATATCGACTAATTCATCATTAAACTTAACTTTAACCGATTTATCTGTTACAGCAGCTACATCATATGTTCTTTTCTTGAAAATATTATACATATCATCATTCATATCATTTAATCCAAATAATGAATAATCAGGTTTCCAGGTTACTTTTGTATATGGTTTTCCTGAATACTTTGTAATTTTTGGTTTACCTATATTTTCTAAATTTTTACCTACTCTTTGAACATATTTTAATTTTCTAATATGATCAACTGTTTCTATTTCACCCCATTCAGCAAATATAAATACTAATTTAATACCAAATCCATTCTTACCTCCTGTTAACTTTTTTTCTTTATCATCATAATTAGTAGATGTTCTTAAATGCATAAATATCATTTCAGGTATCCATTTTTTATCTTTTGGATGCATTGCTACGTCAATACCATTTCCATCATTCATTATTGATATAATGCCTTCCTCCTTATCAATATTAACAGATATATTTTTTACTAATATTTTCTTCTTATCTTTTGACATCTTCATTCTTACTATATGATCCCTAGCATTTACAATTGCTTCATCAAAACATTTATAAAATCCTGGAACCCATTTATAATCTTTAAATTTAAAATGATCCTCATTTAAACTCCAATATCTTATTGTATCTTCTTCTACCGCGCCTATATACGTATCCGGCTTTTTACGTATATGCTCTTTGGCAGTCATAGATTGATATTGGTTTTTCAATTTTGCATCTTCTTTTGACATACTTTTAGACATCATAATAATTTATATAAAAATATCTTTTTAAATTATTTCAATTTTTAATATTTTATGTGGTACCCCATATAAGATATTAATAATATCCAAATTTAAAACATAACCAATTCCACCAAGTCATCATATCTCTATTATTATACTCAACTTCTAATCTTGACTTTGCTTCATTTAATAATTTTTCTAATTGCATTACTTCCATTTTTATTTCTAATAACCTCATTTCTTTTCTTTCATTTGTTTTCATTTATATAATTTCTTATTTTATTATATATGCAAAAATTATTAAATAAATATAGTAATTTCATAAAAGGTATACTAATATTTATAATATTAATGTTTCTAATATGGTGGGTTATTCCAATGTTTATTTATAATAATGGATTAGAACAATTATCTATGAGTGATAAAATGGATTTTTACCTAAAATATTGTATTTTTTATAAGCGTGGATTAGCTGGATTTAGAAAAAACGATGTTTTTAATTTAAAACAAATATATAATAATGACCCTATTGGTATTAAATTATTCAATAAAATAAAAAATAATTATAAACACGGAATTGCTGTAGTAGATTTATATGTAAGAAAATTTTATTTAATTGGTAATCCCACTATAGTTAAATATGTTTTAAAAAATTCACCTAATATGTTTGGTCCATCTACTTTTAAACATATTTTTATGGGACAAATTATGCCAAAAAATATTGGAGTAACAAAATGCCCTTTTTCTGATACAAAAATATGCAAAAAATATAGAAAAAAAAGAGATATGAATGAAGAATTATTCAGAACAAACAAAGAAATTGATTTTTATGATATAATGCACTCTTCTATTTGTAATAATATTACTTATAAATTAAAAAATCATCACGATTTTAAAACATTAGCTTTAAATTCTATGGCTGATTTATACTTTGGAGATAATAATGAAAGATTACAAAATTTATTAGAAAATATGTTTGATTATGTATTAACAGATAGCGATATGTCGTTAAAAACTTTATTTAACAAAGTTACTACTAATAGAGAACCTATTAAACGTGTAGCTAATTATATTAGAAGTAATAATACATATAATTCTATTTTTTCTAGATTTAAAGATTATGAAAAATTAACAAAACATAAATTTGATTTATCTAATGAATTACCTCATTGGATTGGTCCTTATTTATTAATGATTGAATTTTTTATTCCAGTATTAATTCATGTAATAACAAAACGAAAAGATGTTTACGATAAAATAAAAAAAGAAATGAATTCTGGTATATTAAATCTAAAAAGTAAACGTTCATATATTCATTATGTTATTGTTGAATTTTTCAGATTATTTAATATTATATCGGTTCATCCTGCTAGAATTTCTCAAGATGATATAAAATGGAATGGTATTATATTTCCAAAAAATGCAGAATTAGTTATTAATTTAAATACATTATTAAGAGATGAAACTGTTTTTGAAAAACCTGATCATTTTATACCTGAAAGATGGGAAGATAAACCCCTTGAATTACAACATATTTCTTTTGGATTTGGAACACAAAGATGTCCTAGTATAAACTTTTCACCATTACTTTTTAAAATAATTATAAATAATTTATTTACTAAATTTGATTATCCATTAAATCCATTACAATATCCTGATACAAAAGTACCTCAATGGATTGATGGATTTAGACTTACATTTTAAAAATTGAATCATTTATATTTACATTAATAAATATAAATAATGTCTTTAACTTTACCATTTGACTCAACTATCAAACCTAGAGGAGCTTTTTCAACTATTGTAAAAGAATATGATTTATTAAACAAAAAAATATCATTTACATACCAGGATAAAACATATGAAGGTTTAATTATCAAAAGAGATCCATGTCCATTCATTGGAGAGCAGTTCGTATATGAAATTCGATATGATAATAAAAATTTTCCTAGTACTACGTCCTGGTGTGTTTATATAAAAAAACAAGTATATACTTATAAAATAAACAATAATGAACCTTGTTCAATGAAGAAAGAACCTAGGTCAGCACGAGGTCCTGAATTATGTTATGTAGAAGGAATATGTTTTAATACATATAGAAAAATGTTTGCAACTACTTATTCACAACAAAAAACACAATATACAAGTAAAAAAAGTTTTGATGATTTTGTTATTGCCAAAAAAGTAACAAAAATTCAAAAAATAACAAGAGGATGGCTTATTAGAAAAAAAATGAAAAAACAAAATAATAACTTTTCATCCAATGAAAAATGGTTTAATAATGTAATTAGCAATAATTCTATTATACCAAAAAAATATGATTGGTTTAGAACCATTTCAGATTTATTTAAAATTTCA